CTTATTGAGCGTCAAGCCTCTTAAAGCAGCAAGTTCAGTTAGGTCTCTAACTTCTTCCAATTGATAAACCTTAATATCATGAAAATATACGTTATGTGTAATTGGTACGGCTAAATCTATTATTGGATTATCCCCGTTTTGCTTAGCCATACACCATCTATTTAGGTCCTCTGCAGCAGCATCTGATCTATCAAGAAGTTGTGAAATTATGATTCCAGCATCTATAATCTTGCTTGGCACTGAATAAACATAGTATAAAAGTTGTTCACACTTCATAGGATAAAAGGCATTTCTTCTAAATCTCAAAAGCCTATCATATTGAATGGCGATATCCCATTGTACTGAAAGAGGGTTTCCATCTTCATCATATTGTTGTGGAATGTCAACTCTATTTTTTGTTAAATCATCTATTGCATTTGGGCTACTTGGAATTGTAAGAACACTAAATCCATACTTGTTTAGTTCTTCTTTAATATATTCATTAATCCAGATAGGTGGAAACGGAAGGTCTCTTATGTCTTTCATATTCCTATTCTACCCCAATTGTTGCATTCAATATCCAGTTATATCCTGTTTGTATTCCTTTTGATTTACCTTGTTTAGATCCTGCTTTAAAATTACTCTTATAGGCTTTTGGGTTTTCTAAATAATCAATAAGGCCACTAGATCTTAAAAATATTTGACTAAAATATGATTTAAAAAATGAATCAAAAACTTTTTCGTATGATCCTTGAACCTGATCTCCTCCAGGATTTTCTACTCTAACTGGTCCTTTAGTAAATACCTGCTCTCCATTCTCTTCAAATGCAAGAACACTTTTGCTTTTGGGCCTAATAGTTACTGGAATTCCATTTTCCATTATTCTAGCCTTGTCATAAAATGGAACAGAGGATCCATTTCTTCTTGATCTTGACTGAGTAAAAGTAGAATTAAAAGAAATTCCAAGATCATTTACAATATAATTAATTTCATATAGCCTTGCCGATGGACTTCCAGTTCTGTCCCACTCATAAATATGATGTAACGCCCCTGGACTCATTCTTGCATTAATATCAATATATTTTTTTAAACCATCTATAGTTCCTTTTGCTAAATTTGTCATAAATCTTGACTGACCCAATTTTGTTCCATCAATAAATCCTATTGAATAATCAACAACATTAAGCATAGTTTTTTCAAATTTTAAAGAATTTAGTCTTGTTGTTATCATTAATCATCAACGCCTTGATTTTCTGCTCGTCTAACAAGTATCTTGTAGTATTCAATATTTCCAAATGGACCAGTGAATGGCTCAAGAGTTGCAATTTCATATATTGTTCCACGATCTTCTCTAGCACCAGATGTTTCTTTATAAATAAGTTCTCCAGAGCAGTTACGAACATTAGTAATTAAAACATTTGTAATTGAATTATTTGTTCCATCTTTTCCTATACGAATATCATTTTTAACTCTGCCAAGAAGCATATTTTCATACTGCACGAATACCTTTGGTTTTACTTCTTCTTCAAATGCTGATCCTACTGGATTTAAACTAATTACGATAGTTCTGTCAAATCCCCAGTCTTTTGTTATTTGACCATAAAGATCTTGTTTAACGATTGGATGATATATATCGGCAATCATTGGATACATAAAGTCTATTTCGTTGCATGACATTACAATACCCCAGGAACAATAATATTACCCGCATATCTCTCAAGAATTTTATCAACAATTAAATTTCCAGTTCCAGCAAATAATGTTTTATCAAACTGAATTCTAAATTGATCTGTATTATATGCAGATGCATATCTCTTAAAATAATCTAGTTTGCCACACTTAATATCATCCATAAGCATTAAAGTTGCTTCTTTAATATCTATAGGAACTACCTTATATCCTGCTTCTACCACAAACGTATAGTCTGAACTCTTAGAAAATGTATTGCCCCAGCCAATTGGACCAAGCCAGTCTGATTGCGCTGTAGGCATCATAAGAGGTGCTTGATCTGCTCTATTATAAGCACCTGTAATTTCTTGAACAATAGCAGTATTGTTATCACTTAGTTTATAGGTAACTCCAAAAATTGCTGGATCTTCTAATGAAGAATCATACCAAAGTTCGTTATTTTGATAAACTTTCAAAACCTTACGGGTTCTTGGTCTTACTGGTGCATAGTCAGTGTTAAGCCCTACATGCTCAATTGTTTCAGTTGTATAATAAAATCCACCAGTAATAGCATCAATAATTAATCTTGCAGTTAATTCTCTTTGTGTTATTTCTGCTATTTCAGAGGCCGTGCTTGCAAGACTTGATGGATCAACATATGGTCTTGTAATATCAAGCATATCCTCTACTACAATGTCACCATCAGCCTCTTGAATTCTTAAGGCATATACCTTGTCATATAGGTGCCATTCATCAGTTTCAAATGTATAATTTAACTTTTTACCTGATGTTGATGTAATAGTTTCATCTAATAAAACTAAAGATGTTTCTTCGTCTTCAATAATCAAATCGTATGCTGTAGATGCTGATGGCACATCATAAGAAATGCTTAACGGGTAAGGTGGAAGACGAAGTATTTTCATTTATTTTTGCCGTAGTATTTTGCTAATTCAACAGCACTGACCTCTCGTACAGACTTAGATTGTAAAAATACCTCTAGATTTCCTTTATCAATAACAGAAAATCCTTGATCAACATGTCCATATCCGTCAAAATATAAATTTTTTTCAGAATAAATGACTGTTTGATCATTAACATCAGCCTTTGATGTTACTTTCTTGTTTGTAGTTGCCATATGTTATGCTCCTTAATCGTACCTTAATTATAGCAGATTGTTAAAAAGGGCAGAGGACGAATCCCCTGCCCTAATTAATTGCTTAATGATTAGGAAGCAGCAATGTCCTTATAGGCAATTGCATCTTCTTCTTCAATCTGGATACCGAAACGGACAAACACTGTATATTCGATAGTATCTTTCTTTGGTTGATACTGACGATTTACAGTGATATCGCGCTGGAATCCCCAGATACGGTTTGCTGGGAATGTCAAATCGACATAATCTGCTGGATAGTAAGGAACTTCCATTACGTCAACGCCGAGTACACGAGTGGTACGGGCTCCTCCGAATGTCTGTCCTTGTCCATCAAGGTATGCTTGACGATTTGCTTGTGTGCTACCTGTACGGCTTGAGAAAGCCTCAGAAATAGCATCAGCAAGAGTACCGTTGTTGCGAACAATGCTCTGGAACACATCTGTACCTGCGTAGAACTTAAGATTATTCTTAAGTGCACGATACTTACGTGGCATTGCATTGATGATACCCTGCATAACTGGTGTTGTCCAGTTATCAGATGTAACGGCTGGAAGCACAGAGTCGTGTGCATCTCCGTTAGTTGTAATCATGTGGTGGAAACCTTCCATAATTGATAGGAAGTTTCCTGTTGAACCATCTCCGTTGATAGCCAAATCTTCGATATCATTACCGAATGCATTGGTCATCAAGCGAACAAGATGATCTTCAAGTGCTGCACCTTCAACGTTGTCTTCAAGCGCTTCTGTAGTAACTTCCCAATCAAGACGAATCTTCTTGGTTGTAAGTTCTACCTTTGTGAACTGTGCACCAGCGTTGGTGTAAGCACCATCACCTTGAGCAGCAGCGCGAAGAACACGCTCACCAACGTTAACTTTTTCAAGTTCCATTGTGTTGGCTCGCATAGTAACTCTACGGCCATCCTTAGCGAGAACTGTAGCATCCCAGACATAATCAATAAATTGACGTGCCTGTTCTGGTCTCAGAATTCCACTAGCAGCAGATCCCGAAGGATTTACAGCGTTTGCACCAGTTGTTACACCGAATTGTGCGGTTGGGATGTTACCCAAGGTGTCTGCACCTGGAGTTGAAACACCACCGATTCCACCAGAAGCAAAGCCACCATCCGCGTTATATAAACCCGAGTCTGATGCGCCTGCGCTACCTGGTTGATTCTTAATAATTTCTTCTGACATATTGTTCACCTCCTAGTGAATTTCCCTTATTTGAATAGGTCAGTTGTGAGGAAACGACCGCCCCATAAGGATTTCTGTACCATTTCTGGCTCCTGAACGATCTCGCCTAGATCGCCAGACTTTCGGAAAGCAGTATCTTGCTCTACAGCATCTACTCTCTTTCCAAACTCAGCATTACTTTCTTTGACGTTCTTAACCTCTTTAGATACGTCTGTAATGGATTTGCTTAATTCAGCAACTTGAGTCTGGACCATTTTCATGGTCTCTTCATTTAAGGACTTAATAGTTGCTGCTAGATCGCCAAAGGCACTCGCAAGAGTTTCTTTAATTTCGGCAACTGCATTGACTACCACCTCGTCAGATTTTACAATTTCTTCAGTTGCTTTTGCAACCTCATCTGACTTAGCAAGTTCAGTCTCAACAACTGCTTCGGTTGTCTCAGTTGTTTCAGCAACAAGTGCTTCTTCAACCTCAACACTCTTGGTAACAGTTTCAACATCTGTTGCCTCTGGAGCGACCTCAACATCTTTAACAACTTCCGTTGTTTCATTTGTCATAGGACTTACCTCCTTTTGAATCTCAGTTGTACTAATACCCTTGGCACTATCAACTAAGAACTTTATCATGTTTGTTTTTTCATCATCATTCTTCTCAACAAAACCTATATTTTTCATTGCTTGTCCAGAAGTAGGGCTAACTTCTGTTTCATTTTCTGAAACCATAACAAGGCCAGACTCTTTATCCCAAAATACGTTTTCTACAACAATATCTGCTGCAGAACCCTTAAAAACATTTATTCCATCTACTTTTTCAATAGAAATAATGCTTGCAAATTGATTTGCTGGGTTATCAACAAGTGATAGTTCTATAAGGTCGTAGTCTTTAATAATTCTAATTGGCTTATCCATTTTCTCATCATAGCCATCGTCCCACTTGTTCATTCTTCCACCAATTGAAAAACCTGTATATGTTCCATCCAATACTTTCTCCCACGCATTTTGTGCGCCTTTTGATACATATGCAGAAACAAAAACACCAGAATAAAACTTCTTTGACTCTGGATCAAAATATTTATCTTCTTTAAATGCCACCATTTTGCCTACTGCAGATGGTTGATGCATTTCACGGATGTTCCCTCTAAACTGAGAAAAAGCCTTTAAACTAGCGTCACTTGTGACAATATCGTTTTGTACATCAAGATTGTCAAGTGTCGCAAAACCTGATACAACTCTACGTTCCTTGTCAACCTTAGCAAAAGGCATTGACAACCTTACGTTGTCTCCTTCTGTTGACCAATGGGCTTTGTTAATGATACTCATATCACATCCATTATATCAACTTTTTTATGAGTTTGTTGATATTATGTGGAAGACCTTCCCTCTCCCTGTGGATTTCTTCCAGAAATTGTGGAAGAAGAGTCTGAGTTATTGTTTGTTCTTTCAGAATCTCTTTCTCTATTCCCAGCAATATTTGCTCTAGCATCTGTTGCTTGTCTTGCAGACATCTCAAACGGTGCGTCTCCATCTGGTCTCTGTGGTAAACCAATAACTTCTCTAGCCTCATTTGGCATCATAACCTGAGTCTTTACATATCTTTCAAGAATTTGAGACTGTGCAATTTCATCGGTCAGTGTAAGTTCATTAAACTTAAGTTCAAGGACATCTGTTTTTTCACGCACTACTTTATTGATAAGTTTTTCTAGTTCTTGTTGTGCTGGTCTAGCAACCTGCTCTTTAAATGTTCTATCTTGTGACAAAGCAGCAGCAATAGATCCACTATCTGCTCCGCCAAGTTTAGAGATAGGTACTTGGTGGGCAATCAAAATATCATCACGATTTCTAATTCTATACTCATTAAATGAAGCCTCTTGAATTCCATTTTCAATTGGATCCATCTTAAATTCAACCTTGTTGTTTTCACTATCTCCAGGAAGTGGGATATAGAGTGTTCTATGAGACTGCGACTTTAGACCAGTCTGCAAGAATCTAAACATCTTGTCTTCTGCATCAGCAGATAACTTTGCACCTTTAAGAGTAATTATGTATCTAGGAACTGCCTTATTTTCAAAATAGTCAATGTTGTATTGTGTTGCTAATTGATCTCCAACAAGTGATGGTAGTGCAGCAATAATATCTGGCACACCATAATATGTATTTAATGGTGAATATTGTTTAAAGTGAATAATTTCATTTGCTCTGCGATCTGTTGTAATTGGATTTGCATTCTTTGCCCCAAAATTTCTAAAATAAATTACAGATGGACCAATAATTTGAACATAGCCATCTCTTAGTCTACGAACACGAATTGTTGTTGCTGGAATATGTCCAATATAACCAATCTCACCAGTAACTGTACGACCAACTTCCATATAGCCATTTCCAGTTGCTTGCATATCTACATAAATTTTTTCCATTGTTTTTGTAAAACTATCGTCATCATTTAGGCTTTCTAGCCAATCTTTTATTTCAATCTTTGCACGTTCAATGCGTTTTCTTG